TGGTTAAAGGGTTGCTTCCTAGTGAGCCAAAATTTGGCCAACGCAGAGGTAAAACAGTATGGTTAGTATTTTTTAAAGGAGACTAAAAATATGTACGAATTACAAACAAAAGCAATTGAAGCAGCTCGTAAAGTGTTGATTGAAAATTTAGGCTATCAAACTGTTGAACCAGAAGATATGTTCATTGTTTGGTTTTGTAAAACCCTACAAAACTGGAAAGCCATTGTTAGTGGTCGGACTATCGAAGAATTTATCGAAGTAACACACAATGGTGATCGCAATGAAACATATATTGATGTGTACTGCAAAACTAAAAATGTGTGTATTAAAGGTGAAAGCGAATTAAAAAAAGCTTATTTTAGCGGTAACAAAAAAAATGAAAGATAAAGTGTTTGAAACTGTAATATAAGTAAAGGATATGGGCGGTGAAATATCCGCCCTATCATAAGAGGTGAGTATGAGACTTTATAGTACGTTATTTGAAGAAGGAATAGGTAATACTATTAACCTTTTATCCTGTGCGTTAACCATTGTTAATATTAATGATGTTTTTATACCTAAAATTAAATATGATTTTAATAGTTTTTTAATCCAATATGACATTTGCGATGTGCACATTGAACACAGTATAGGTTTAATGGAAATTCAATATTCAAAGATGTCTTTAGAAGAATTTGTGTATAGCATAAAACGCCATGTTTTAGCTGAGTACTTCCGTGTATTTGAAAACAGAAATAAGTTAATGTGGGATGCAGTACATGATGAAATAAAACAAAATACAATATCTAATACATTGAAATCTTGTATAAAGTTAGCAGGTGATACCCATGAATGAAATGGTTGTTATAAACATTCTACTGGTGATTTGCCTTGTGGTTATTTTTAAAATGTCCTATTACTCTTATCGTGAAGCCGCCGCATTAAAATATTTTATGGTTTCTGATGCATATAGAATGCAATTGCAGAAAATAATTAGATCACAAATACTGGATATGGTAATATGTAGCATTCTGTTTGTTTTAAATATTGTCTGTGTGGTGGTCCTATGGTAGAACTTAGTAAAAAAGAATATCGTGAACTGGCATATGAGTATTTACACGAAGCGAGTAAGGCAGCATTGAGGATTAAATCGTTAAAGCGTAATATCCAACGTATTAAAAGCGATATCACATCATTACGTGCAGTAAACTACGGGAAAGAACGAGTAGACGGCGGTGAACCATCAGGAATTGAAGATGATATTAATCGGCTACTAAATATGGAAATGAGGTATAAACGTCAAATCCATGAACTACTGACTAAACGTGATGATGCTTGTCATATGATCGATACATTAACTAATACGGTTGGCTCGATTATCCTCATGCAACAATATATCAATGGTATGTCTGCTAAGGGAGCATATTCATTTGTTGGTTACGGTGAATCGCAAGGTAAAGAATATAAGAATTTGGCACTTGTAGAGCTTGGATATAAACTCCGACGGAAATCGGCGGTAAACGGCTAATATCGACCTTTTTAGTCCACTATATCTATGATATATTGTAAGTGGAAGAACATGAGTTCATCTCCTAAGCATTTAGAGTACCAAACGCAAAAAAGGCGCATCTTAATTGATGTGCCTTTTTTGTTACAGAAAATTATGACACAAATACACTGCATCAAGCACAAATGCTTGAATAATAAAAACGGAATATGTACGGCCAATGAAATATTTTATGATGGCCTATGTCAATCCTATATTACGCATTCAAGCGCTAGCAAAAATTCATGCGGATTATGTGTAAGGAAAAATGGGAAGATGATTCGCAAGGGCGGTAATACATTAAAGTGAGGTGATGATCCATTGCGAGTAAATAGAAAAAACTGGTTGACTGACCCTGATAATTTATTACGTGCAGAAGGTTGGGCTCGTGATGGCCTTACTGATGAGCAAATAGCAAAAAATATAGGTATTTCAATTAGAACTTTATATGACTGGAAAAAGAGTTCGCCGCAGTTTTTGCAGTCCCTTAAAAGAGGGAAGGAAGTCATTGACCTTGAAGTTGAAAATGCATTACATAAACGTGCTATAGGTTACGAATATGAAGAGAAAACATACGAGAATGGAAAGCTTGTTAAAGTTGTAAAGAAACAACAGCCTCCGGATGTTACGGCTCAAATATTCTGGCTGAAAAACCGTAATCCTGAAAAGTGGAGAGATACTAAAAATATCGATGTCAAAGGTGAGCTTACGGTGTCTGCTATGGATAAATTGAAAGCTGCACGGGAGAAAGCTAATGGAAAAACATGATGAATTAATAGAGGCATTAGGCGCTCTTACACATGATCCGTTAGCGTTTGTATATTTTGCCTATCCTTGGGGAGAGCCGGGGACGCCATTGGAAGATATGGAAGGGCCGGATGAATGGCAACTACAAATCTTAAAAGATATCGGTGAACAATTAAAGAAGGGCAAAAACCTACAAACCGCTATTCAAGAGGCGGTAGCATCTGGCCATGGTATCGGTAAATCAGCACTGATATCATGGCTTATTCATTTTGCAATATCTACTCATGAGAATACTCGTGGCGTAGTAACTGCTAATACAGAAGGTCAGCTCAGAACAAAAACATGGCCAGAGCTTAGTAAGTGGCACAATATGTTCATTGCTAAAGATTTATTTACGTATACGGCAACAGCTATATTCAGTAGTGATAAAAACTACGAAAAAACATGGCGTATTGATGCTATTCCTTGGAGTAAGAATTCCCCTGAATCATTCGCCGGTCTTCACAATCAAGGTAATCGGATATTGGTTCTATTTGATGAAGCCTCTGCTATTGATGATGTCATTTGGGAAGTAACTGAAGGGGCTCTTACAGATGCTAACACGGAAATTATTTGGTGTGCATTTGGTAACCCTACTCGTAATAGTGGGCGGTTCCGTGAATGTTTTAGAAAATATAGAAAGTTCTGGAATACATATCAGATTGATAGTAGAACCGTTAAGATATCTAACAAAGCTAAGATTGAAGAATGGTTAGAGGCTTACGGTGAGGATTCCGACTTCTTCAAAGTTCGTGTGCGTGGTGTGTTCCCTTCCGCATCAGATTTGCAATTCATCTCTACTGAAATTGCTGACAAAGCACAAAAACAATCTTATAAGCCGGGAGCATTTGAACATCTACCTGTAATCATTGGTGTAGATCCTGCATGGACTGGTTCAGACTCCTTAGAAATAGTAATGCGTCAAGGTTACTCTATGAAGTCGCTTGCATCTATTCCTAAGAATGATGATGATTGGCGCATGGCTCAACTGATTGCTCAGTTCGAGGACGAATACAAAGCTGATGCCGTATTCATTGATATGGGGTACGGTACAGGAATATATTCTATCGGTAAGCAATTAGGGCGCAAATGGCGATTAATTGAGTTTGGCGGTAAGAGTAATGACCCTGTATACCTCAATATGAGAGCCTACATGTGGGGACAGATGAAAGAATGGCTCCGTGAGGGTGGTTCTATTCCACCAAATGACCAAGCCTTATACGATGATATCGTAGGGCCTGAAGCGATCATTGATAAGAATGGTCGCATTCAGCTTGAAAGTAAAAAAGATATGAAAGACCGAGGGTTGCCATCTCCGAATAAAGGTGATGCTCTTGCCTTGACCTTTGCTGCGCGGGTCGTTAAAAAAAGCGAAACAGGCAATAGGATTGTAGCTAACACAAGTTACAGTCCTTTTTAATTTGTTAGAAAGCGAGGAATAAAGATGTGTATGAAGAGTGCATCTGCTAACTATACACCACCTGCTCCAGCTCCAACTGTTCAAACGAATATGAGTAATCAGACTGGTGAGGAAATGGCAGAAACTAAACGCAAATTCAAACGTGGCTTTGAATCTACTATCTTAGGTCCGACTGTTGGCGGCCAGAAATCAATTTTAGGGGGATAGCATGGCGGAAATGGAATCTTTACTGGCTAGACAACCTACGGAGGGCGTTAAGCCTGTTAGGCGTGATTATGCGAAGTTGAGAAAGAAATTCTCTCAGCTATTTAATGCGCAGCAACGATATGTAAATAAGTGGAAGCAGTTGCGTGACTATCAGTTGCCGTTTATTGGTCAATTTGATGGTGAAGAAGACCAATCAGAACCTTATAACGGTAAAATCCTAAATCCTGTAGCTTGGGAAAGTTGCCAAATATTTGCCAGTGGTGTTATGAGCGGACTTACTCCACCAAGCCGTAAATGGTTTAAGCTAACCATGGAGAATATCGATGTAGCAGCTAATAGCCAAGTCGCTGAATTATTGGATGAACGAGAGGAAATCTTATATGCGGTTCTTGCTAAATCCAATTTCTACAGCGTAGTTCACCAAGTTTACATGGAACTAACCATGGGTCAAGCTCCTATGGGGATATTTGCTGATAGTGAATCTGGTGTTCGTTTCACATCGTATCCGATAGGTACCTATGCTATTAGTACTAACAGCAAGGAAATCGTAAATATTTTTGGCCGTAAATACAAAATGACAGTTGATCAGATTGTCGAACAGTTCGGGTATGAAAATTGTCCGGATAACATAAAGAATATTTACGATAACGGAAATAGCTTGCAACAATCATTCACAGTCAATTGGTTGGTTGAACCTAACAAAGACCGTAAGGATAAGTTAGGACGTCGCAATATGCCATACTCGTCCATTTATTGGGTTGAAGGCAGCAATAGTGATGAAGTGTTATATCATGGCGGTTTTGAGGAATGGCCAATTCCAATCGCTCGGCATACGTCGATGGACTTGAATGGTTACGGCAAAGGTGCCGCATGGTTCGCACAACCAGATTCACAAATGTTGCAGAAGTTAGAATTTGACTATCTAACAGCCGTTGAATTGGGTGTTAAGCCTCCTATGCAAGCACCATCTGATGTTATCAGTACGGTTAACTTGTATCCGGGTGGCATTACAGAGATTGAGGGGCAACATAAAGTTGAACCGATGTTTGCTGTGCAGTCTAATTTACAGGATATTCAGAATAAGATTGCAGTAACAGAGGATTCAATCAAAAGAGCCTATAGTGCTGATTTATTCTTGATGTTAGACCAAATCGATAAGGGTCAAATGACGGCTCGTGAGGTTATGGAGAGAACTCAAGAGAAATTGCAGCAATTAGGACCTGTGGTTGAACGGTTGCTCTCTGAATTCTTGAATCCAATCATTGAACGTGTGTATTCGGTGCTAGATCGTGCCGGTGTATTTCCACCTGTTGATGATGAGGAACTCTTAGACCAATTAAACGGTCAAGAAGTGAAGATTGAATATATCTCACCACTTGCTCAGGCGCAAAAGATGAGTTCATTGGTTAACATCGAACAGTATTTTGCGTTTATTATGTCTTTGGCACAAGCTAATCCTAATATCGTCAACAAGTTCAACTTTGAGGAAGCGGCCAATACATACGGTGTAAATCTCGGTGTTCCGGCTAAGATTATTCGTTCTGATGATGAATATCAAGAAATCTTAGCACAACAAGCACAGGCACAGGCTGAACAGGAGCAGCAAATGCAGTTAATGCAAGCGGCTCAACTAGCACCTCAAATGGCTAGTGCGGCCAAACAAGCAACAGATGCCGCCAATGATGGCAATCCTGCATTACAGCAGTGGCTAGGAATGGACGGTGTCTAGATGAAGAAAACAATTAAAGATTATATGCAAGAGCGAGATATGCAAGCTCTCAACCACGTACTTAGTACAGAGCTAGGTAGGTGGTTTTTTTGCAGGCTCATGGACCGCTCTGGAATATTAAAGCAATCGTTTACTGGCAACAGTGAAACATATTTCAACGAAGGAAAGCGCAAGGTAGGGCTGTTATTCCATGGGGACCTAGTTAAGTTGGGCACCAATGGAGTTAAACAATATCACCAAGCGCAGCTCGAATATATCGGGCAACAAGAATATTTTAATAATTTAGTCGAAAAGGAGAAACAAAATGGCTGAAGAAAATATGGGTGCTAACAATAACATGACTGGCAATGAACCGGGCACGAATCCGGACCAAAATAATCCTACGCCACCTACTGAACCACCTGCTAAACCAGATGGCGAAGGTAGTAATCCATCTATACTAGGCGGTGATAATACGCCACCTGCTGAACCAACAGTTTATGATTTCAAATCCGTGTTCCCTGAAGGTACTGAACTTGATGAAACTGTATCTGCAGACTTTAGCAAATTACTTAACCAAGTCGGTGCTACACAGGAACAGGCTGTTGAACTAGCCAAGTTTGGCAGTCAGTATGCACAGAACATCTTGACTGCTTATCAAGAGCAGCAAGAGCAAGCAGTTATTGAAAAGCAACAAGCGGATTATGAACACGCCAAAAAGGAATTAGGCGGTAAATTCGATGAAACTGTAGCGCTTGCAGGCAAAGGCATCGAAGCACTAACTAAAGCGGTACCGGAATTACGTCAATTACTTGTTGATAGTCACATTGACAACAATATCAACATGATTAAGGTATTTGCGGTCGTTGGTGAAATGGTTCAGGAAGACCCGGGTAAAGGTACAAGACAAGCTGGAACCGGTCAAAATTCTGATGAAGAAACAGCAAAACGAAAAATGTATCCATCTATGTATTAAGAAATGAGGTAAATAATTAATGGCTACAATTGGAACTCAAAATTTAACACTTTTAGATTTGCAAAAACGAATGGATCCTAATGGTAATGTCGCTCAAATTATCGAACAATTAAACCAATCTAACGAAATCATTCAAGATATGACGATGGTCGAATGTAACCAAGGGTCTATCTTTGTAACGACTGTACGTACTGGTTTGCCAGATGTTACATGGCGTAAATTATATGGCGGTGTTCAAGCGTCTAAATCCTCCACACGTCAAATTACCGACAATTGCGGTATGCTTGAAGCATATTCGCAAACTGATAAAGCGCTTGTTGATAAATCCAAAGATAAAGCATCCTTCCGTGCAACTGAAGATAAAGCATTCGTTGAATCCATGGGGCAGGAATTATGTCGTACAATCTTCTATGGCGATGAAAATACGCCAGAAAAATTCATTGGCTTGGCTCCTCGCTTCAATACTCTTGATATTAAGAAGGCAGCAAGTGCAGAAAACATTCTTGATGCAGGTGGCACAGGTAACTTGGCATCTATTTGGCTTGTTGGTTGGGGTCCTTTGTCCGTTCATGGCATTTATCCTGAAGGTTCTGCAGCAGGCTTGCACCAAGAAGATAAAGGTGTTGTTACTGTTACTAAAGAAGATGGATCCATGTTCGAGGCATATCGTACACACTTTAAACATGATGTTGGTTTAACTGTACGGGACTGGAGAAATGTCGTTCGTATTGCTAACATCGACGTTACGAAATTGACAAATGATGCTAAAGCCGGTGCAGATCTTATCAACTTAATGATTGAAGCGGAAGAACGTATTCCTAATCTTGGTGGTGTTCGTCCAGTTTGGTATATGAACCGTACATTGCGTACATTCTTACGTTTGCAAAAGAACACAAAACATGGTTCCACTATCACTGAAGATATGGAAATGGGTAAACTTGTTACTCGTGCAAACGGTGTGCCAGTTCGTAAAATTGATGCATTGCTAAGCACTGAATCTCGTGTTATTGCGTAAAGAAAGGGACATAATTCAATGATTATTGATACTCAAAATACAT